TACCTCTTCCTTAACTCATCGACAAAAGATTTTGCTCTTGAGCTTATCATCGTCTCAATGTTGTCGTCTACGATCTTCTTGATCCTACCTCTTATAAGCTCATCTACTGTCAGTTCCTCTTCCATATAATCTATCCTGAATTTATATTTCTTCTCGCTGGCGTTCTTGATGAGATCGATTATTGATTCTCTCGCTATATCCTCAAGCTTTCCTGATATCGGATTGGATATTTTCCCCATCAACTCATTCTTGAACTTTTCTTTAAGTTCACGTATTACATCTAACCTGACTGATCTAGTAAACTCCTCCTTCAATGTCACTTCGTTGTATATAGCTTCATCGAATACATCTTCCAAATTTAACTCTACTTGAATTTTCATATCATTATATTTTAATAAATTATAAATTTTTTAGGTATATAATTATCATGTATTATTTCCCTTCATCTTTTAATATTAATTTCTTCCCAATCTTTTTAATTTTTGTCGGTCTTGATAATCGATAGTCTCTTTCTATCGGTCTATTAAGTACATCATCTTTGTGCCCCTTGTATCCTTTCTCGTAAGCACTGACCCTTGCGCAAAACTCAACCACATCGCCTGGCGATAAATCAGCGCCACTGAATCCTTTTGTTAAATCGAACCACAAATGATCTGATACTATTTTGCTATCAAGTGTCACATCTTGTAAAAGTATCGTTTTTACAGACCCAATGTATCCATTCCTAAATCCAAATCTAACAAAGGTTGCTGTAAACACATGGCGTCCTTTTGAACCTATTGTTCTCAATTCTTCTCTCATTTCCTTTCTTATTTTGGTAATTATATACTACTTTACACTATCACTAAAATAATAAAAGGACACATGATTATGTATCCTTTTATTATTCAATCTTTTTTCTCATTTTTCTTTCCTTCCCTTCTCTTTTAACATCTCAAGAAGGGTTTTTCTTAAAAAGAGGATCACGAGGATCTGTTTTCGGATTATAGCTAAATATACCTTTAGCTATTCCTTTCATATCTTCTTCTATGTTCGGATCTCCACATTCTCCCCTCATTATCTTATCATACAACTTATCTTGTATTGGAAACGCCTTGTCTAACATTTCCTTAAATTTATCCCAATCGTAACCCGAAGCTCTTCCCAGGGCCTCTATTGCAGCTAAATGTTCTTTTAGTTTAGGCTTGCCAAGATCTTCTGATAAAAACTGGTGATCTTTCTTAGACTTATGTCCTTTATCGTTTTTAGGATTCCTTGTTTTAAGTTCTTCAAGAACTCCCGGTCCAAGTCTTTTATAAACAATATCATTGATCCACTGGCCAACAACAGCGGGTCTCTTATGTATATTCTCCCAATCCCATCCCCTCATCTTGTAAATCATTTCAAAAAAACTGTCATTAAATATTTTCACCCATTTACTCGCCTCTTCTGTAAGGAATTGATTCAGGAATTTCTGTAGTTCGTCTTTCGCCCTATTCTTGTCTTCTTGATACCCTGTGGCTTCATCTACCAATGCTATGATACCAACTTTTGCGAGTGCCCTAACAATTATATCACATCTATTTATGACTGTTTGTTGATTGACACCTAAAGATGTTTTTTTGCTTAATGCACAATCTCTAGCATTAAGCATGATTTCGCAAATATCAGGTAATATTGTAGCTTCATAAGCCATTATTTTTCTATTTCCGTTAAAACAAGGAAACGACTTATCTTTTACCGATAAATAACCATCTGGAATACAATCATTTATAGCCTTAGAAGATAGTATTTTTACTAATTTTGTACCCGATCTATCATTAGGATCGTCAAGCCCTAAAACGTTTTGCATACCCGTAGTAGATAACACTCTTCTCCCATCCTCTAACACATAACAAGGAATCTTTAAACCATTAAGGTCTAATTCTCCTTCATACTTAATCTTATTGTCTATTTTTTCCATCGCATTAGTTTAACTGTAAATATCTTAATCGGTGTCCGATATTCTGCAAAAGTACGTCGAATCTTTCACATTCGGAAAGATGTTTGGTATTATACCTAAAAGCTGATGAGTCCACGTATCTTTGCAGATGTTTCCTAGACACCCAATGATGGACACCCTTCAATGTTCTTTTTAGGTGTCCCCAGAATCCTTCGATCGTATTAGTATGTCTATTCCCAATGACGTAAGCGCCTTTCTTATGATAGACAACACCGTGATCGTATAGGTTAGGATCTAAGTTTCTATAAGCTTGCCATTCATCCGAGAAGATTGTAGATCCCGGACATACAACATCATTGATGATCGGGATCAAGGTTCCGGCTTTCGTATCGTTAACAACCTTAGCTATAACAAAGCCTTCTCGTTGCAGCATACCAAATACCGGAACCTTGTCCTTACAACTCCTGCCTCTTGCGTTTCTTACCTTCTTACTACTATGCCTATTCTTATTCAATCCCCCTATATAAGTCTCATCTACCTCAACCTCTCCGTTTAGACATTGGCTGGCATCTATATTGAAACAATTTTGGATACGTTGCAACATAAACCAAGCCGTCTTTTGTGTTACGTTAATGAACTTAGCCAACTGAACGGAAGAGACACCCTTCTTAGCGTTTATGACGATATAGCAAGCCAACATCCATTTCCTCAACGACACTTTCGTGTTCTCGAAGATCGTGTTTGTCCGGACGTTGAAATACTTCCCCGTATTCTTGCACTTGTATCGGTTTCCTTTGCATTTATAAACCTTTGAGTCTGGATCGTACGGAGACACGACATGATCACCCCATCTCTGCCTCTCCAAAAAATCAATACATGATTGCTCGGTAGGGAAGAACTTCACTAACTCATCAATAGATTTAAAATGATTCATTTCAAACATAACACTCTGATTTTTACTCTATAAAGATAATGAATCCGTTCCAAACCAGCAATCAAACTACAGTCCAATATAACCACGTTAAATTTATTTCAGTTTTAATTAGGATCGTTTAGAAATAAGATTGCTATATTTGAAAACAAACTTTAAAATCTAATGACATGTATGAGAATTTATATGAAGTAGAAAAATCTATCGATGAACCCAGATTTGATGCATACATCACTAATGGCCTTGATATTCATTCTATTATACCATTAAGTAATGGTAAAGAATCGCATTACATTATTGTTGATTCATCTATAAATACAGATTTTATATATCATATAGATTATTATTTAAGAAAACATTTTAATTCTGTTGGTATTGAATATAAATATTCAGAAGAATTTATTAAACAATCTCTATTAAAAGACGACCCTTCCCATTACACCGGATAGTTCTCCATCATCTTGCTCTATGACTTCAACATAATAATACCCTTTAAAACAAAATTTCTTCTGATTAGGGTTAGAGAGGAATTTCTTGTATTCTTCAAAACCCTCATCAGTAAGTTGATAAGTTCTTTTCTTTTTTTGTAATTCTTTCTCAGAACTGAGAATTTCTTTTTTTGTAGCCATAATTGTAATTTTTAAAAGTTAATAAATATGATAAAACAAAAGCGGGACTAGCCTAAATCTAATCCCGCTTTTATAATGACGAATGATGCTTTTATTGTTGATACCTAAGATATACAAGCTAATATAAACATAACGATAATTGTTAAAATTATATACCCTAGAACTAAGGATTTCATATTTTCAATAGCTCCACTCCCCGCTTTTTTCAGATCAGATCGTATTAATCCAAGTAATTCACTGACATATTTTCGGGCTTGTTGATTTGCATCATTGATAATATCCTCTAAATCCTTATTCTCAACATTATAGTCATAACTATTGTTTTGACTATTATTCCCTGAATAAGTAGATTTGTGAGTCGAGTACTTTTGCTTAAATTTTCTATACTCTATATCATAAAGATGTCTTTTATTAGAGTCTGATAAAATAGCATAAGCCTCATTGACATCTATCATCTGTTGAGTCGTATCTGTATTTGGATTTTTATCAGGATGCCATCTGATACTCATCATCCTATAAGCTTTCTTTATCGTTAAAGAATCCGAATCAAGAGCAATATCTAATATGGCGTAATAATCTTTAAACATAATCTCCTCATTCCTTTTTAAAAATAGCTCTCAAGGCTCCTATTAGCCCTATGACTAGAAATATACCCAATACTCCGGGTCCACCTCCACTCTTTCCTCCAGAGTGTACTATAGCTGCAAAAAGAAAGATAAAGATTACAATAACAATAGCTCCTACTACAAATTTAGAAATGTTGTTCATGATTATTTATATTTTGCCCTCCCTGTCCCCTTCGTTCGGTGGTTTCTAAATATAAAGAAGCGTGGGGACTATTGGATGTTACCGTATTTGAGGCTCTGGACTGCCCACCACTCGATAACAAACAACAGCCCCACGCCTTATGATTGTGTATAGTTTGCCCCTAGAGGTATAAATATAGCAACATAGGCGTAGGAGGCATCTTTGTCTATTATCCCGAGTGGTTGAAATTGTCCAGATTTCAAATACGAGATAATATCTTAACGCTTCTACGTCTTTATTCTAATACGTGGGGCAAAGATACTATATTATGAAACTTAATCAGATCGAGTAAAATATAACTAATGTTAATTGTAAATATAAGAATCTGGGACACAATCATTCAAAATATATGTTTTAACTATATTTGTGACAAATATTATAAAAAGCTCTTAGGTATCTTGAATTAAAAAAAACTGACTGAAAATCAGTCGGCAGCTGGTCGTGAATCAGCGTTGTTTAATGCTATAATCTTAAAAATTATGGCTAAAACAAAAAAGGGGAAAAAGATCGTATCTGTGCATCCTTACCCACGTACAAAGAGCGATGGTAGTATAACCGTCGTTAAAGGACACAGACGATCTACACCTT